TTGTTAGAGCATTAGCAATGAGCAACATCAATGGTTCAATGTGTGCTTTGTACAGTGCTTCATCAATTTGAAGTGCGTTTGAATATTTAACGTTTGCTAGACCTGTTACAACATCCTTTGGAACATCTAGTCCTTGAAGGATGCGCTCTAGAACACGGTCAGCACGTTGAGCCAATGCAGGGTCAAAGGAACGCTCAAACTTGAACTGCTTAATCGCATCGCCAAGTTCGGCAGGGCCACGAATGATAAGTGGGACAACTGCTGATGCGGACTCTTCGTCACGAATCGGAGTTGTCATTGCATCAATAAGTTGTTCTTCAAACTCATCTTCTGCTTCTTCAGCAGTAAAGCCAGGATTTAACTCACTGTCTGCTTCGTCATATGGATAATCAGGGTCTCCTTGAGCAGCAACTGATAAACCATCTGGTAAATAAAGTGCGCCAGCGTTTAGGCGAGAGCGTGCTGTTGCACGGAATGTTCTGTTGAGTAGAAGTAGTTCAGCGCAAAGGTCTAACAAACCACGAAGTGATGAATCTGCTTCATCTGAATAGCGTGGGTGTGAACGCCAGATGCGTCCTACGAATGCGCCATTAGCAAGACGATTAACTCCTAGTGCGCCACCAGTGCTTTGTTCACGGCGACCAATAACGTTGTATCCACCACGAGCATCTGCCATAATTTCATCAACGGAACGAATGTCCCAAGACTCAGGAATTCCAGAGCCTTTCTTTTCTGGCATCTGAACTAAATAACATTCTCCAGCAACTGAAAGATTGAGTGCTGCATCTTTGAGAAGACCTGCTTGTCCGCCGTATGCAGAATCTAAACGAGAAAGTGCTCGTTCTGCGGCAGCAGCAAGACGTGGATCAATAATTCGTGCATTGCGTACAGATGTTGGAGACTCAGATGCGTTCTCTACAACGGCTGCGTAAATTCTAATTCGTGAAACAACGGATGCAACTAAATTGAAAGCATACTTAACTTCACCAATAGCATCGTAGTATTCCCATGCTTCGGATTGCCATGCTGATGAACCAGCGGCGCGACGTTGTCTGAATTGTTCAAACTCGCCTTTGTCATTAATTTTGATTTGAACTGCGGCAGCAGTTAAAGAACGTGGAGTTGAATAAGCAACAGAAGATGCAGGTGATGATAAAAATACTGAGGCAGGTCCAGAAACTTTGGAAGAACTACGACGAGCAACTATTTGTGTGGAACGAGTAGTAGATTTTGACTTACCCTTTTTAGGTGAGGATGCTTTCTTAGGGACAACAGGGCGAACAGGCTCATTAGACGGTTCTTCGCGTTTGAATACGCCCACAGATTTACTCCTCGTCTTCGTTACGGAACACTAGGACTGCCTATCCTCGTGTGCGGATAACAAGCCAGCGATAGCAGAAAGTGCTAAAACTATTTCAACTACCTTTGTGGCCTCTGGAATAATGATACGGGATATTACGAGTAATGATGCGACCCAAACGCTAGTACACCAGATACAAGTAAATAGATATCCGAACTTATTGCTCTCTGGCGGGAACTTTTTCCATATCCAATTACGAGGTCGGTTCAAAATCTCGTCTTGAACTATCAGTCTGGTTATCCTGTATGTGGCTAGACCAGCAATAGTCAGTTCTAGAAAGTCTGTAATCAATTATCCCCCTGAGCAACTAAAGTGCTTCCATAAGGGCTCCAAGAACGAAGCCTTGAGCCACACCCGCAGTTATCGTCTTTCTTGAAGGCTATAAGTTTCCCAGTTTCAGTAATTACACGGTGAATTTTTTCAAATTTTTCGTAGAAAGTTATAGCCTCTTTGAAAACCAAGTTAGGTCCTGATGGAGAGTCTACAGCGATGAGCACCTGATCATTGAAAACCGCCACACGGCACCTATCAAGTCTTCTAGTTCCTTTCGGGGCAGCACCTTTGGGCATTAACTCTCGTATGTCCTCCATAGAGTCTGGCTCGGCTAACGCTACTACTGCTGGAAATACATCTGCTTGTACTTTCACTTAGTCTCCGTGTATTCAGATGGTATGTGGAACTCAAGCCAGCCTAAGTAAGACTTAGCAAGTGTTAGTGGAACTAGGAGAGGCTTCTCTCTAGTTGCTTTCTCTGGTGTTAGAAAGGTTTCTAAGTCGCTAGGCTCTTTAGCAACAGGACAATACATCCAAGACTTAGTTTCTTGAAGAGTTGCTAATGGAAAAGCAATAGGGTAATGTGATTTTTCAGACGTAAGTGTTTCTAAGCGTCGGGCGTTGGGTCTGGACTTTACTTTTTTAGGGTTGAACCAGACTGCTATGACAAGTTCTTCTTCGGAGTAGGTTCCCGTTGTGTTTTTGTAGGTTCTAGACATTGCTTAGTCTCCTTGCCATTGCTCTGTAAGTAACTCCTGCGGCTTCAGCGATGTCAGCAGCAGGTACGCCACGGTCTCTTAGTTGCTTGGCAAGGGTTGTAAGTTCTCTGTTGGCTACTGCAAGAGGGCTATCAGTAGGTGTCTTTGCTCTGTATCTCTTTGAGAGGTCTGCAAGTTGTTTGAGTTGAGGTCTCAACTCTGGCGGAACGCTTGGGGAGATGGATCGCATACGGGGAGAGTTGCTGAGGGGGGCTGTGGAGGTAAGAGATTTAGGTGGAGTAGCAGGTATAGGCCTTCTTTGCTCTTCTGACTTAGCATTCTTGACCCAGAAGTGAACTGTGGACTTAGGACGAGCAGGTTTGAGCGAGTTAGCAATCACAGCCAATGACCAGCCAGCCTCCCAAAGGGCACGGAGGCGTGGGGGAAGCATCTCATCTGGAAGACTAGACAAAAATCTCACCTCATCGTCTGGGAGTCTTGTCTTTTTCTTCATACCCCTATCCTACAGGGTTTTTTAGATGCCGTACAAGGCTAGAGCAGCAAAATCATTGGACGACAAAGACGAATATATGAACCTTTCCATATTTTGATTTTGACCTGTGACACGGCTCTGCATAGTATGGGCACTTTTCCAAATCGTTTCCGGATAAAAAATAAAATACAAACAACTTATTATTTTTTTATTATTTCTGGCGTGTAAGGCATTGTTTTTATTATTTTTATTTTATTTTGTAGGTCTTAGGTATTTTTTATTATCTTTTACAAAAATAAAAAATAAAAATAACTTTTATTATTTATTTATTCTTTAGATTTTTCTCTTAGGCTTAGGGTTATGTCTTGACCGGTCCGGTCAAACAATCTACAAACAACTTGGCTAGTGCTTAGACCTAGATGGTCAAAGTGCTAGTGCTTTTTGATAACAATTAGATAACAAAGGGGGGGCTAGGCTTATGTCTAAAGGTGTGATACAAAACACGAGAAACACTAGGCTAACTACTTGACAATAGTCTAGGCGTGTTCTAGTGTTATCTATGTAGTCAAGGGGACTACAAGAAAGAAAGGGAAACAAATGACACAACACGGAGTAAGCATTACAACAGAGGGACACCATTACAACTTCGTAGTAGATACCACCGCACAGGTTAGAGAATTGCTACTCAACACCACCGCACCAATTTCTGAGGTAATTGTTATGGAAGAAGGCTACGGCAAGGAAGCCCGTATGCTAAACGCTGAGGAAATCTTGGCTATTGTTCTCAACCACCCAAAGCAAGCCTTATCTCTAGTCTAAAAAGACTTGACAAAGACCCCCCACTAGGGGGGTTTTTTGTTGCCTAAATCACAGGGGGAAGTGTAGAAAATACTTGACAAGCAATAAGTGTGTGATAGTCTTTAGGTGTTAGGAAAAAGTAAAACCTAACAAAGGGGAAAGAAAATGGAAATCAAGATAACCGCAAACTTCTCAAAGGGAGAAAAGGAAATCTTAGAGAAGGTTGAAGATACTCTAGAGAGTGTGGCACTTGTAGTAGTAAAGGCTCTACAAGTGGCAGAGAAGCCAATTAGAGTATGGTCTAAGTTTTGGTAAGGCTCTAGGAAAGCCCCCCGCAAGGGGGGTTTTTCTTTTGCCCTAAAGATGTGATAGGAAACACACCCTAAAGACTTGACAAGCGTAAGGCTATGCCATAGTATTATCACTAAGACAAGGGAAAGGAAAGAAAATGCGAGGACTACCTGATAGCGCAGTAGTAGGAACTTA